GCATTGCACTGGTGGACACCAACGGTAACCGGAAGCTTTACAAGCAGCGGCAGGACCAGAAGATCGATGCTGTGGCAGCTATGATGGATGCTTACATTGCGTGGAAGCAGAACCGGGATGCGTTTGAGTGATTAAGATTCTTGCTTCTTTACCCTGTGATGCTGGGGAAATGGGTTTACTATGGTTTGATGTGGTGGAAGCTTTATTCCAAGATCAGCTGCTTGTTTTTCTTTCTCAGGAGAATGAACACGGTTTTCGCCAAGATTTCTTATGCTTAAGTCGTGTTGACGAAGAGCCGAGTCATACTCATCAGGACTTATGTACGAATTCGTTTCTTCAGGCACGCATGAATCTGACAAGCTGTCGTCCGTAGAAGATTCTGGAATTAGAGGCTCGTCGGCAGATTTGGTTTCCGGACTAGTTGTTAATTCGGCAATTCTATCTTTTGCAAGTTCAATGCCTCCGACAGCAAGCATTGCTGCCACAGCGGCATATCCGGTTGCTTTGACGGCTTTGGCGGCACGTGGATGCTGAAATTCAAAACTTTTCCATCCTGTAACCGGTTGACAGTTTTCTTCATCAAAATAATCAAGGTCAAGTTCAAGCCCACCCATATCGCAGTAAGGACACTGTATGGACTTTTTCTTTCGGTTGGGTATTGGAATCTCGCTACCGCAGTTCGGACAAGTGACCGTCATGCAGAGCACTCCTTTCGTCGTTACTCGAAAATATAGGTATGATAGGACACAACAATCTCGGTATCGAGGGGGTACCAATCGCCTATTTTAAAGGAAGGTGCGCCGTCTACAGTGATCTCTATGATGTCGTACTGAGCGTGATTTTTGCCAAGAACGAGATCCTGCTTTGGCTGATCGACGATATTGATGAAACCGGCATCACGCAGCTTTTTCATGACATCGCGGGCATCTTCGCTCATGGAAATGTTTGGCATGCGTACTTCGCCCATAGCAAGGTGCGATGCGGCTATCTCTTCATCTTTCAGGCGGGCAAGCTCGGCCTGATGGGCGGCAAGTTCCTGTTCCCGCTTCTGGTTGATGGAATCGTAAACGCCGCGGCAGGCGAGAAGAGCAACAATGAGAACGACGCTGATGAGGATTTTCCGTTCGTTGGCACGATAGTAATTGATCACCTTGGCAATTGCGCGGCCAGCCTGGCGGGCATGTTTTTCGTGCTGAGCAGATGCCCATTCTTCGTAAGCATGCTGTTCTTCAGCGTCTTTTGCCTCCTGCTCTTTGCGGATACGCTCGGCCTCTTCAGCTTCGCGCTGGATACGCTCTTCTTCCGCCTTCTTTTTGGCGCGGCGTTCCTCGATGGGAGAGGCAAAAAGGTTGATGACACGATCAACATTTTGGGCCTGCTTGATCCTTGCATCATCGACGATATGCTCGGTGTGCTCTGATTTGGAGTAGTTATAGTTCACGTTGATATTAACGCGGACCTGTGCTCCGCAGGACGCACACTGAATGACTTTTGCGTTGGCATCTTCAAACAGGATCTTTGCTCCGCATTTGGGGCATTTAGCACTCCACATACACGATTCCCTTTCTTCACAGAATGGCTGTTAAAGCCAGTATAGCACAAACATGGATAAAAGCAATAGAGCGTGAAAGAAGGTGAGTAGATGATAAATCAAAATGACTGGTGGCAGCACCGGAACAGCACCCTGTGCCACTGGGGCATCAAGGGCATGAAATGGGGCGTGCGTCGATACCAGAACAAGGACGGTACCTTGACCGCAGCCGGAAAGAAGCACTATGCCGGGGATGGGAACGCCGGTGAAGGTGCGACTGCAAAGACAGAGTATGCCCCGAAGCGGAAGGGCGGCAAGGCCGAGGACTACTCGGACGAAGAGCTGCGGGCACGGATCAACCGCCTGCAGATGGAAAAGCAGTACCGCGACCTGCAGGGGGATACCAACATCCGCGCGGACGACCCGAACCGGGAACTGAAAGCGGAAAAAGAGCGGCTGCAGCTGCAGAAGGACGTGAAACAGCTGCGCAGCGATGTGTACGGCGGGCAGAGCTTTGTGAAGAGCGTGATGAAGGACGCGGGGAAACAGTTTTTGACCAAGGCTGTGGCGGGTGCAATGAGTTACAGCGCAAAGCAGTTTGTGACGAGCACCTTTGAAAACCCTGATCTGGCAAACGCCATTGTAAGCGGCAGCGCAAGCGGCGGACAGACAAAGCAGGACGACAAGAAAAACTGACCGGGAGGAAAAAATCAAAATGGCGATAAACGTTGGCTCCCGCCTGAAACGGGCGTGGAACGCCTTTACGAACCGGGACCCTCCCGGGAAGAACTACTATGGCGGAGGGAGCAGCTACCGGCCTGACCGGGTACGGCTGAACCGTGCGAACGACCGCACGATCATGACCGCCATATACACCCGCATTGCCATGGACGCGGCGGGCATCACGATCAATCACGTAAGGCTCGATGAAAACGGACGCTACGACGAAACCGTTGATTCGGGCCTTAATTGCTGTCTGAACCTTTCCGGCAACAAGGACCAGACCGGCAGGGCGCTGCGGTATGACATGTTCCTCTCTGTACTGGACGAGGGCGTAGCGGCGCTGGTGCCGGTGGACATGGATGTGGNTCCTCTCTGTACTGGACGAGGGCGTGGCGGCGCTGGTGCCGGTGGACGTGGATGTGGACGAAGAGACCGGCAAAGCGAAGATCCTTTCCATGCGGGTGGCGAAGGTGAAGGAATGGTACCCCGATGATGTACGGCTGGAAGTGTACAACGACCAGACCGGGCAGAAAGAGGAGATCACCCTGCCGAAAGCAGAAGTGGCCCTGATCGAGAACCCGTTCTACGCCGTGATGAACGAGCCGAACGGTACGATCCAGCGCCTGATCCGCAAGCTGAACCTGATGGACGTGGTGGATGACCAGCTGGGATCTGAAAAACTAGATCTTATCATCCAGCTGCCATACGTAGTGCGCAACGACATCCAGAAAAAGAGAGCGGACGACCGGAGAGCCGAGATCGAACGGCAGTTGACCGGTTCTAAATACGGCATTGCCTACACCGATGGTTCGGAACACATTACACAGCTGAACCGCAGCCTTGAAAACAACCTCCTGAAAACCGTGGAATACCTGACCAACATGGCATACAGCCAGTTAGGCATTACCCCGGAGATCATGAACGGTACAGCAAGCGATGCGGTGATGACGAACTATGAGAACCGTACCATTGAACCCCTTGTGGCAGCAGCCGTGGACGAGCTGAAGCGAAAGTTTTTGACCGAGGAGGACCGGAAGGAAGGCCGCGAGAGCATGATGTACTTCCGCGACCCGTTCAAGCTGGCACCGGTGAGTGCCGTTGCCGAGATGGCGGACAAGTTTACCCGCAACGAGATCCTGACAAGCAATGAGTTCCGGCAGCTGCTGGGAATGAAGCCCTCGAAGGACCCGAAGGCGGACGAACTGCGGAACAGCAACATTTCGCAATCCGACGCGGAGATTGCTGAGAGAAACAAAACGATCACGGCTGGAAAGGAAGCCGTAGAAAGGAGTATGGCAAATCAAAATGTCGAAGTTTGATTATGACTGCAGCGGCTGGGCCACGAAGGCTAAGACCAAGTGCTATGATGGCCTGACCATTGCACCGAATGCGTTCCAGGAATGCGACGGTAAAGTTGTGACCATGGTGTACAACCATGACCATGACAATCTGGAAAACGTCCTTGGCCACTGCCTGCTGGAGAACCGGCCCGGGGGCATGTATTGCTACGCAAAGTTCAACGATACGGATACCGGCCGGACCGCGAAGGCCTGCGTGGAAAATGGCGACCTGAACGCTTTTTCCATCTATGCAAACTGCATCAAGAAGACGGGCAACACGGTCCAGCACGGCATTATTCAGGAAGTGAGCCTTGTGCTGGCAGGCTGCAACCCGGGTGCGCTGATTGACGAGGTGGTGAAGCACAGTGCTGACGAGGACTACGAGGGCGGCGAAGCATTCATCTACACAGACGGCGGCCTGAGCATTGCCCACGGACTGGACCCGGACGGTGAACCGCTGGACGACCTTGTACACAGCGGTGATGCAGCGACCGACGAAACAACACAGAAGGAAGCCAAGATGGCGGACGAACAGAAGGACGGCAAGACGCTGGAAGAGGTGTACAACAGCATGACACCCGAACAGCAGGAGTGCTGCCACGCACTGGTGGGCATGGCCCTGGAAGAGCGTGACGGAGAAGAGACTAACGGTGAGGAGGAAAAAACCGTGAAGCAGAACGTATTTGAGAAGGACACGAAGGGCACCGTGCTGAAGCACAGCATTGACGAGATCAACAAGGTGGTGAAGACCGCCAAGACCTGCGGCACCATGAAGGCTGCTTTTGCAAACGCCGGCATTGAGGACAGCGAGGTGAACGCTCTGTGCCACGGCATTGACAACATCGACTGGCTGTTCCCGGAAGATCACCTGCTGGACACCCCGCCCCGCATCATTGACAAGCCCGACGACTGGGTGAGCGTGGTGATGGGCGGCGTGAAGCACATCCCGTTCAGCCGCTTCAAGAGCCTGTTCGCCGACCTGACCGAGGACGATGCACGTGCCAAGGGCTACCTGAAGGGCAACTACAAGACGGAAGAGGTGTTCGGCCTGCTGCGCCGCTCCACTGGCCCGACCACGGTGTACAAGAAGCAGGAGCTGGATCGCGACGATGTGGTGGACATTACCAGCTTTGACGTGGTGGCATGGCTGCATAACGAGATGCGCTACAAGCTGAACCGTGAGCTGGCACTGGCCTACATTCTGGGTGACGGCCGCATGGCAGCAAGCCGTGACAAGATCGATGAGAACTGCATCCGTCCGGTGTTCAACGACGCCGACCTGTTTACCATCAAGGTGCAGGTGAAGACCACCGGCCTTTCCACCGTGGAGGACAAGTACAAGGCCTTTATCAAGCAGGCCATCCGTGCCCGCAAGGACTACCGCGGCAGTGGCACCCCGACTATGTTTACCACCGAGGATGCCCTGACCGAGATGCTGCTGCTGGAAGACGGCATGGGCCGCCAGCTGTATACGGACGAGGCTGCACTGGCTCGCAAGCTGCGTGTTGCCAAGATCGTGACCATTCCCGAAATGGAAGGCCGCAAGGGTGCCAAGGGCGGCGATCTGGCTGCTGTGATCGTGAACCTGGCCGACTATACCGTGGGTGCGGACAAGGGCGGTGCTGTGAGCATGTTCGATGACTTTGACATCGACTTCAATGCACAGAAGTACCTGATCGAGACCCGCTGCTCCGGCGCACTGACCAGCCCCTACAGCGCTATGGCCATTGAGTGGGCTGCATGAGAGACTCCTTCAGTCTCACAGTCCGCCTGACGGCGGCGCTGTTCGCCAGCTCCCTCATTGAGGGAGCCTTTTTCAAAGGAAAGGATGATAGAAAATGCTGAACAAGCTCTATGAGCAGGGCAAGGACCTGCACGTTGCAAACTACATGGCCTACGGCAAGACCGCGGACCACAAGCTGTACGCTGACGCCACTTTCAAGGAGACTGTGACCAAGGAAGAGATCGAGGATGCCTTCAAGAAGGGCCGTCTGGTGATCGTGGAGGACGCAAACTATCTGGTGCCTGTGGCCTTTGGTGCGACCGGTGTGATCACCGTTGTGACCGGTGAGACCGTGAAGACCCAGGCATGGGCTGCTTCTGCCGAAAAGTAAGCAGAAAATTCAAAATGGAGTGAAAGTGCTATGAGCAAGTGGTTTGGGAAGCTTGGTTTCGTGGAGACCAAGGAGACAGAGCTGAGTGTGCACTCTGAGATCGTGACAGAGCGTGACTGCTACGGCGACTTGACACGGAACACGCGCAGGAACCAGTCCAGCGACAAGGTGAACGATGATATCAGCCTTGCGAACACGCTAAGCGTCATCGCTGACCCGTATGTTCAGGAGCACTTTTGCAATCTCCGGTATGTGACGCTTTACGGCGGAAAATGGAAGGTGACGGACGCGAGCGTGGAGTACCCGCGCATCGTGCTGACGCTGGGAGGGTTATGGCATGGCAACGAAACTGAGTGAAAGACGCTCCGGGCTGGATGCGCTTTTGCGCAGCATCGTGAAACAGCGGTGCGGCAGTGAAAACGTGTACTACCAGCCGCCTGCAAACCTGCGGATGAAATACCCTTGTATTTGCTACAAGCTGGAAAAAATCTGCAGCCCGAAGGCTGACGACCGCGTATACCGCCAGACCTTCCATTATTCTGTTACCGTGATCGACACGAAACCGGACAGCGAAATGACGGCGGCCATGGGTTTGCTTGCAAAGGCTTCTCATGACCGCCATTTTATTTCGGACAACTTATACCACGACGTATTCAGCGTGTGGTACTGATACCTATTTATAAAGGAGGATAAAACCCTATGGCAAAACTGAATTGGGACGTTGACGGTACCCGCAAGTTCCACGCCGGTGTTTCCCACGGCGTGGTTTACCCCAAGGCCGATGGCGAGGGCTACGACAATGGCGCTGCATGGAACGGCCTGACCGGCGTGACGGAAAGCCCCAGCGGCGCAGAACCTACCGACCTGTGGGCTGACAACATGAAGTACGCCCGCCTGATCTCCGGCGAGGACTACGGCTTTACCATTGAATCCTATATGTACCCGCCCGAGTTTGAACCCTGCGACGGTCTTGGCAGTCCTGTGAAGGGCGTGCGCATCGGCCAGCAGAAGCGCAAGGCATTCGGCTTTACATGGCAGACCAAGGTGGGCACCGATCAGGACCCCGATGCCGGTTACATCATCCATGTGGTGTGGAATGCGACCGCAAAGCCTGCTGAGAAGAGCCACGAGACTATGAACGACAGCCCGGATGCCGAGACCTTCAGCTGGGAGTGCGATACCGTGCCTGTGAACATTGCAGACCTGAAGGCTGCGGCGGTAGCAGAGTTTGACAGCACTGAGCTGACCGCAAAGCAGATGAAGGCCGTGGAAGACCTGCTGTACGGCACCGACAGCGAGGAGGCAAAGCTGCCCACCCCGGACGAGCTGCTCGCTGCAGTAAAGGCTGCTGTGTAAAAACGCCCTCTCAGCGCGCAGTCCGACGTTTGCCGGTGCTGCTTGCAGCTCTCCCGAAGGGGCGAGCTTTGCTGAGAGAAAAAATCAAAATGAACCGATAAGGAGAGATTAAGATGCTGAAAAAGACCATTTCCTATACCGACTATGACGGCAACCAGCGCACCGAGGACTTCTACTTCAACCTGTCGAAGGCGGAGATCACCGAGATGGAGCTGAGTATGGAGGGCGGCATGCGTGCCTACATCAAGAGGATCATTGCAGCGAAGAGTCAGCTGGAGCTGGTGAAGCTGTTCAAGGATGTGGTGCTGAAGAGCTACGGCAAGAAGAGTACGGACGGCCGCCTGTTCATGAAGAACGACACCATCCGTGCTGAGTTTGAGGCACATCCGGCCTACAGCATGATCTACATGGATCTGGTGACGGACGAGGCCAAAGCAAGTGCCTTTGTGAACGGCATTATGCCTGCCGACATGCCGAAGCAGAACCCGGCTATGGAGATGGCCGCAACTGCAAGCGCTGCGCCTGCACTGAGCGTGGCATCGGAACAGGGCTGATAAGCTCTGATATTTTTCCGCTTTGGCGGAGAGAGGCTGCGCCGGGAAATTTCCGGGCAGCCTTTATTTTTTTACTCCTTCAGGCGCTGACGCGCCAGCTCCCTCTTGGAGGGAGCCTTTTAAAGGAGCACATTTAAGAGCACAGGGAGAGTGAAAGAATGCTGGAACTGCATATTCCTGGCGAAGAACGCTGGGATGAGCGAACAAACATGTTCGTATACGACGAGCCGGTAACTTTGAGGTTGGAATACAGCCTGCTCTCCCTGTCTAAATGGGAAAGCAAGTGGCACAAGCCGTACTTGGATGAAAACGTGAAGAAAACACGCGAAGAAACGCTAGATTTCGTCCGATGCATGACTCTGACAAAGGGTGCGGACCCGACCGTATACGCAAGACTGCGGCGGGAAGACTGGCTGGCCATTCAACGATATATGAGCGACCCGATGACGGCCGCGACCTTTAAAGACCGCAAAGGCGGCAAGAAGCGCGCACGCTACCAGACGGCAGACCTGTTTTATGCCGCCATGGCAAGCTACGGCATCCCATTCGAGTGCGAAAAGTGGCACCTGAACCGGCTTTTGGCACTGATCCGGGCCTGCGGGGAAGAGAATCTGCCGCCCGAGAAGATGGGCAGACACGAGCAGGCGGCGCATATCCGGGCGCTGAATGCACAGCGCAGGGCGAAGTTTCACTCGAGGGGGTAAGAGCTTTTGAGCAAGGTAATTGAGATCCGGCAGAAAGGCGACTTTAAGAAAAGCCTGACCTTTTTCAGCCACATCAAGAGCTGGAGCGTGCGGCCGATCCTTGAGAAATACGGAAAGCTGGGTGTAGAACGGCTTGCGGATGCCACCCCGAAAGCCACCGGAAAGACGGCGGCAAGCTGGAGCTACGAAATCAAAATGGACAAGAGCGGGGCCACGCTGTGCTGGAAGAACTCCAACATTGTGGACGGAGTGCCCATTGCGGTGATCTTACAATACGGACACGGCACAAGAAACGGGGCCTATGTGCAGGGGGTAGATTATATTAACCCTGCCCTGGCTCCGATTTTTTCTGCTCTGGCCGATGAATTGTGGAAGGAGGTAAAGAGCCTGTGAGCCAGGAAGTGGACGAGCGCGTAGTAGAAATGCGGTTTGACAACGCGCAGTTTGAGAAGAATGTGCACCAGACCATGCAGAGCCTCGAAAAGCTGAACGACAGCTTACGGCTGGACGGAGCGGAAAAGGGCTTTGAAAAGATCGGCGATGCATCGGCTAAAGTGGACTTTGACGAGATGCAGGGTGCGTTGGACGACCTGAGCGGAAAGTTTTCGGCCGTGGAAGTGATGGGCGTTGCGGCCCTGAGCCACATTACGAGGCAGGCCATTGATACCGGTGAAAGACTGGTAAAGAGCCTTTCCCTCGATCAAGTGACGAGCGGCTGGAGCAAGTATGCTCAGAAGACCGCCAGCGTGCAGACCATCATGAATGCGACGGGTAAGAGCATTGCAAAGGTGAACGGCTACCTTAGCAAGCTGATGTGGTTTTCGGACGAGACAAGCTACAGCTTTACCGACATGACACAATCCCTTGGACAGCTTACAGCGTCCGGCGGTGACATTGAGAAAGTTATCCCGATGATCATGGGCATGGCAAACGCCACGGCCTATGCAGGCAAGGGTGCAAGCGAGTTCTCCCGCGTGATCTATAACCTGAACCAGAGTTACAGTCAGGGTTATCTGAGCCTGATGGACTGGAAATCGGTAGAGCTTGCGGGCGTGGCAACTGCTGAGCTGAAAAAGCAGATCATCGAAACCGGTGTAGCGCTTGGTAAGATCAAAGAAGGCGCTGTAACGGTTGGCACGTTCAGCTCAACGCTATCGAAAAAATGGGCTGACAAAGAGGTGATGGAGACCGCCTTTGGCAAGTTTGCCGAGTTCAGCGAAGCCGTGAAGAAGATGGTGGACGCGAATCCCGGTATGCTGGCATCGCAGGCTATTGATGCCCTGGCTGACAAGTACGACGAAGTGACTGTGAAGGCCTTTAAGGCGGCACAGGAGGCAAAGAGCTTCAGCGAAGCGGTGGACGCTACGAAGGACGCTGTGAGCAGCGGCTGGATGGAGACCTTTGATATCCTGTTTGGCAACTACGAGGAAGCAAAGGGATTCTGGAGCGATCTGGCGGAAGAGTTCTGGAACATGTTCGCAGGCGGTGCGGCCGGGCGGAACAACTGGCTGAAGAAGGCCTTTGACTCCGGCCTTGACCAGCTGCTGGGAACGGAAGGCTTTGGTGAAGCCGGAGATAATTACACAAACCTTTTGCAGAAAGCGCTGGTGAATCAGGGCCTGCTGAGCGAGGAAGGCATTGAAGAAGCGGGCAGTTTCCAGAAGGCGTTGGAAGAAAGCGGTGTGACGGCCCAGCAGCTGTACGAAGTGCTTGGGGAAGCGGCTGACTACTACCATCAGCGTGCCGCCATGAGCGACAAAGAGCTGGATAAGCTGGGGCTTGACCGGGACAAGGTGGACGCGCTGGCAAATGCCTACGACTCCATGGCAGAGCAAATTCAAAATGGCAGTGTGAACCTGGACGACCTTGCAGGCAAGATGAACCAGCTGAGCGGCCGGGAGCACTTTTTTAACGGCATCCTGAACGTGCTGGAAGGCATCAACAG